CGCCGGTTGTCCACCCTGTTAGTCCGTCGCTTTCGTGAATAAACGAATTAATTTTGTTTCTGGCAACGACTGATAATTGCTCCGCTGTAATCGTTCGTGATGCAATTCTATCTGCGACTACTGCTCCGATAGCTAATTGATCTGTGTCAACGGCAAGGTCATCTATAGTCCGATTCGTTACTGCCTTGTTTGCAAGTTGAGCTTGTTTGATTGATTTCGCTACAACGTCGCCAATGCCTGTCGCTAATGCTATGCCTGTTTGTGTATCACTCCAACTTGACGTGTTGGTTTCACCTACCGTCCGCACTCTAAAGTAATATGTCGTGTTTTCTGGCATACTCATGGTTTGTCCAGTCAAGGGAAGGCTCTGTGTGTAGTTTGCACTGTCGTTCCGTAATTGTCCTGTGCCATCGTACCAATCGCTTTCGCTATCCTTGCCTGTTTTGTTTACTGCAGGCTTATACCAGTTTGTGCCGTCTTTGCTTATTTGTATCTCATAATACTTCAAGCCGTAAATCTCTTTGCCTAAATTATTAACTGGTCTTTGCCAACTTATGTTGACTGCTCGGTTTGCACTTTGTACATTAAAAACTGTTGGACTCTCTTGTATCCAAGTGCCGTAACCATCAGCGTTCACAACCGCAACTGCACTGTAAAACTCTGATTCAAAACCATAGCCATTAACCGCTTTAGCCCTCACTTCCCATAAGCCAACTGCATCTTTTTCAGGATAGCCATCTCTAACTCTATCAAAGTAATATGTACCAGAAAAAACAGTAGTGGATAGTTTTCTTGCACTAGACCATTGTTCACCGCTTGCTTTTATTTCCCAGTCTATTCTGCCAAAAGTATTTTTCAAACCGTCGCTAAGGATATCACAATAAAAAGAGATACCGTCCCTAGAAGCAATCGCTCTAACGTTTTCTATTTGGTCTGGTCTACCAACGTCAGCTGTACCATTTACAATGCTTTCAATTCTGTTGTTTATACCAGAATGCACCTCTTGTAGCTCGCCCATCGTTGGTGGTAGAGGTGTGCCGTCTAACACTGGCTTGGTCGCTTCAAAGTTTGTTCTTGTGGTAAAGCTTGGCTCATACGCTGGTATTGCTCCCGTCTCATACACTGCTTCGTTATAATCTACCAAGGTTAGCCTATGCCCATCTTCTGTTGGCTCACTGCCGATGATTAACATCTCGGTTGTAATTTTCGCAAACTCTCCGTCAATAAGTCCATACGATAAAATATCGCCCTGTTGTGGCTTGTTGCTTGCACTTAATGGGATAGGCTCTACTAATTCAACGGTGTCTGTAAAGCTTTCTAATGCTGTATACTTAAGTGAATAAAAAACATGGGCTCCGTTTTGTGCTCCGACAATTATCATGCCGTTTGTTTCGTTCTCGTCATACTCCACTGGCTCATAAAGTTTTAAGCCGACTATGTCTTGCCCGTCAACGATAAGGCTTTTTACTTCTGCGTTTCCTTTGCCGACCTTCAAACTGTCATGTTGTAACAAAACTTTGCTTAACGGTGTGTAATAGATTCCTTCTTTACCTACTTCGATAATCGTTTGTTTTGGCTGTAAAAGCTCCGATGCTAAAAGCTTGCGTGCGTACTTGACTATATGCTCATACTCGGTCATGCCTTGCGTGTTTAGCTCAACCAAAACCGAGTCTGCTGTCCGCTCTTGTCCGTCTCTCATTACAAGATAACTACTGTCTACATACCCGCCCGCTCGTGATATGTAATTTATTTTTATCCCGTCTGCTTTCCGCTCTATGTTTTTTTTGTTTTCAATGCTTAAAATATTTTGGCTGTTAAATAAAGCAATAGCGTTTTCTTTCGGTTTGTCTATCGCTACTGTCATCAAACCTGTGATACTTTTGTAAAGTATTGCATTACAAATTTCTAAAATCATTTCACAAACTTCTTGCTTCGTTTGTCCCTCTGTCAAAACAATGTCAAACTTAAAACCTTTTTCCTCACAGTATTCGTACAGTTCACCAAATGAGTCTAAGTCTATTTCCGACTCCTTAATCTGCGATGCCTTGTGTGTATCACTCGTCAAAACCTCTAGCAATAAACTCGCTGGGTTTCTTGTAGGCTCTTTGTTTCCACTCCACGAGCTACCGTTCCATGTCTTGGCTACCGATTGCAATACCATATTTATTTTATTTATTTTGTCTTGATTGCTTTCTGTAACTTTTATTTTTAGCCCGACTAGATTAGATAAAGCTCGTTCTGTACTTCCGACTATTTCTTCTGGTACAAAATTATTTATAGATTTTTCTTTGTCATATTTTTCTGACTGTATCCAAAGTAAAGAAACATCATCTCTTGCACTGCCTTCATATCGTGCTGTGTTGCAAAGTAACCGCACAAGGATAGGTTCGCTAACGTCTTTCACTTCGTTAAAACTAAACTTTTTCCTTGCTACAAATCTCATCTGCTCAAGGCTCTCGTACGAAAAAGTATTTGATGCTGTCCCGTTTTGGTCAAATGTAAACCGTGTCCATGCTCCATCGCCAATCTTATACTCTGGATAAATTTCAACGGTTCGTTTTAGTTTTGCTCCATCGTTTGCATAGCAAATCAAACCTCTAAACAAGATACACAACTCTACCGCCATTGTGTTTTTTGGTAAGGTAAAAACATACCCGCCTTCTGGGTAATTCTCACTGTCTGCTTTGTCTATCGTTGTGTTAGGTGTTTCAGTATGGATTACTTTATTAAACTCTGCCGTTGTGAAAGAACTGCCGTCTTGTACTACTTCGATTTTATTTTCATCGTCATAAAAAATTCCGCTGTCAAAGTTATATACTCCTTGTTGTGGCTCGTCGGTATCCCATTTTTTTAATACTACATCATCGCAAGATAATTCTTTAATAACTGTTTTTGCAAAACCTGCCTGTAGCACCATGTAAAAAAACTGGTCTTTGCCTGTTGCTCCACCTATCTTGCTAAACGTCCCCGTCGCAAGGTACGGTGTGAATAAATGCTGTCCTAAGATTAAAGGCTGTGTTTGTCCTAATGCTATTTGATTTTGAGCACCTCGCAAATACGGTATGTTCTTAACTTCGTCCTTCAAACTCTTGGATAGTTTTTCTGCATCCGCTTGCATCTGTTTTGCTTCTTGTATGTCTTTAACAAGCCCGACAATACCAACTACTGTCGCTGTTATGCCTAACGCTACAAGTGGAATCGCTACGACCGCTGCGGCGGCTATCGCAACAGGTGCCAATGGAATGTCTCTTATTAAGAGTACGTCGCCCTCTGCAAGTATATCGTCCTTGTTTGCTATGAGTCCGTTTTTTAATATAACCGCATTAGATAAGTCAAAGTCAAAACATTCCGCAATCGTTTTTCCCGCTTCAAATGGTATCAGCTCATGCTTGTCGCCAATGCCTCTGTATACTGTCGCTTTCATTCGCCCACCTCAAAATATTTCTTATCTCGTAAAGCAATCAAAGGAGATACTCTCGCACCCTTGTTGGTCATGTGCAAACAAGTCGCCTTGTCTAATACATAACCGATATGTAATTGCCCTTCCCAAACACATTGCACCAAGCATCCGTTTTTCGGCTCATCTAATTCTTTCGCTCCAAGGCTCACAACATATTCATTCAACTGCTCGCTCGGTACGTATGCTAAGTTTTCAAAGTCTTTTAGTTTCCTACCGCTTCGGCTCATGCACTCAAGCACTAAGCCATAACAGTCCATGCCTTTTTTGGTTCTGCCTTTCTCTAAATATGGTACGCTAAGCAAATCGTCATATCTCACATATTCCCCCTGTTGTTATAGTGGTTAAATATTAAAGCAGGAAAAGTCATGTTCATTCTGTCGTCTGGCTCAAAGTCAAACTCTGCCGTCAAACCGTCCCATGTTACCGACCCATATAAGCTTCTAAAATTTTCTAACGGTGTTACTTCGTTGTCTAATAATATCCCTAGTACTTCTATTTTCAAGTTATAATTGCTTTCTATAAGCTCGATTAAATTATTGTCAACTACTGTTATGCTTAACCTTCCACCGCCGTCTAATCCTAGTACATCGCTATTAGGTGTAAATTCAAAAGTACTCGCTGTGTATGTTTGCCCTTGGTACACAACATCATTCACGTCGTTCACAATTCGTATACTTTCTGTATCTCCGTGATTAGATATCTTAACAAGAAAAGGTAAAGAGTACGCTCCGTTTTTTTGTAGTAACTTTTCTAGGCTCATACTTCCTCCACGCTCAGGCTCACTTCTTTCCATCGCTGTCCGACTGCTTCAAAAGGCTCTACTACTCTGTACTCGGTATCTTCATCTTTGCCGTCAAGGTTCGGGAATAAAAAAGATTCTGCACCGCTTTGCAAAGTAAACTTCCACCAATGTAAAAACTTTTTATACTCGCTGTCATGTCCAAGGTCATCTAGTAATAATAAAAAACTATACCGACCTTTTGCAATGCTGTTTCTTTTTCTTGTTCGTGCTTTACCGCTTTCAAACTCTGTGTAGATTATATTATCGACCTCGCCTATGCTCATGCCGTATGCTTTTTTATTTACTCCGTCTGCCCACTGTACCATGTCAACTCCTTAATTCGTCAAGCGTACTCCGTTCAGTCCGCCTCGCATTTTTTTGTAGCTTCTGTTGTATCGCCCACTTGCCATATCTTCATTCACAACCTTTCTTATTAAAATCCGCACTCCCTCTGGTGTTATCTCTGGTCTAACGTTTACATCATTGCTTGCGGAATTAAACACTTGCACATTGCCGCCAGTTCGCCCTCCGTTGGCTATATCAAATAATCTTTTTTGCTGTGCGTATGTCAAAATCATTTCGCCACTGTTCACG